ATATTATGAATCTGTCAACAGATACTATTGATGTACTAAAAAACTTTTCCAATATTAATCAGAATCTTCTGGTTAAACCTGGAAAGACAGTACAAACAATCAGCACTATGAAAAATATTTTAGCAGAAGCTGAAATAAATGAGGAGTTTGGTAGCGAGTTTGCTATCTACGACTTACCAGAGTTTTTGAGGTCTATTGAATTATTTGATAGTCCAAAATTAAACTTTAATGGTGGTACCAATGTTGCAATTTCTGAAGAAAAGTCTAGGCAAAATATTAAATATTTCTTTGCTGACAAATCAGTTATTGTTTCACCAACAAAATCAATTACAATGCCAGATAAATTTGTATCGTTTACCTTTAAAAAGGATAACTTTGCAAAACTTATGAAAGCGGCTACAACACTTAACTTAGTTGATGTTGCAGTAATTGGTAATGGTAGTAAAATACATATGGTTGCTACTGATAAGAAAAACAAATCTTCAAATGAATACTCAATTGATGTAGGCGAAACTGATAAAACCTTTAAGGCTTATTTTAAAGTAGAAAACTTTAAAATGATTACAGACGATTATGATGTTGCTATATCTTCACAAAAGATATCTCACTTTATAAATAGAAATAAGAAAGTACAATATTGGATTGCACTTGAGCCAGATAGTGAATTTTAAATTATGAGGAATATATTATGTCAGACTACTTATGGGTTGAAAAGTATCGACCAAAGAAAATTGAAGATTGTATCTTATCACAAGATATAAAAGAAACATTTAGTCAGTTTCTAAAACAAGAAGAAATACCTAACTTACTTCTATCAGGTACGGCAGGCACCGGTAAAACTACCGTTGCTCGTGCTTTGTGTGAAGAACTAGGTGCTGATTATATTATAATCAATGGGTCAGACGAAGGCCGTCAAATAGATACATTAAGAAATAAAATTAAAAACTTTGCTTCTACTGTATCTCTTACCGAAGAATCAAATCATAAAGTTGTAATTATAGACGAGGCAGATTATATGAATGCTGATAGTGTTCAACCTGCTTTGCGTAATTTTATTGAAACATTTTACAACAATTGTAGATTTATATTTACTTGTAATTACAAAAATAAAATTATACCAGCATTACATAGTCGTTGTACTGTTATTGATTTTACAATTAAAAACGGTCAAAAGGTAAAAACTGCCAAAGGTTTTATGGAGAGAATGTTCTTTCTCCTTAAATCTGAGAACATTGAGTTTGATAAAAAGGTCTTAGCTGAACTTATACAGAAATATTATCCTGATTTTCGTAGAACTATAAACGAACTTCAAAGATATTCTGTAAGAGGTAAGATAGATAGTGGTATACTGTTTAGTTTATCTGAGGCAAACACCAAAGAGTTGGTGAAGACTTTAAAAGCAAAGAAGTTTAATGATATGAGAAAATGGGTTGTTAATAATATTGACAAAGAACCTGCTTCTCTATTCAGAGGCATATATGATATACTTTATGAATCGTTAGATAGTAAATCAGTACCACAAGCAATTTTAATTATAGCTGGTTATCAGTATAAGGCAGCCTTTGTTGCAGACCAAGAGATAAATATGGTCGCCTGTCTAACTGAAATAATGGCCAGTTGTAAATTTAAATAATGATAAGCGGGCATAGCTCAGTAGTAGAGCAATTCGTTGCCAACGAATAGGTCGCAGGTGCGAATCCTGTTGCCCGCTCCAAAAAGGTTATTATGTACGAATTAAAAGATTATTTAAACGCAATTAATTTTGAAAAGAAACCCTTGTTAGATAGTGAGGACCTAACATGGGAAAAGAAATATCCTCCCTTTATAGTCAATAAGTGTCTATCTATGCACTATGATTGTATTGCTCAAGCAAATGAAATGAATGGTTATCATTTTCTGGATAAGAAACTTCAGTTTCATTTTTACATAAATAGTATTAGGAAGAGTAAGCGATTTGGTGGCAAGTGGTTATCACAAGCCAAATTGAAAAATATTAATTATGTCAAAGAGTATTAT